ATATATTTGCTACCTATCCGGCGGCTCACTCCATAGCTGATACCTGTAACATAGTGATCAATGCCAATCTTGGCTCCGATCTCCCGCAGGACCCCTGGCGCGGATGGTGGCAAGGATTTCAAGATTTCTTTCTGTAAGTTTTCTTGTTTCTTCGACGAGTTCAGTACATCTGTCAACTGCTTCTGCAGCAGCTCTTTCTGCAGTTTGGCTTCGGTCAATTCCTGATCCGATACTATCAACTGTTCCCTGGCTGTTTGCAATTCCACTGCTAATTGACTGCTGATTGCTAACTGCCTGTTCGAGTTTTGTTCCAGTGTCACCAGCTCGCTTTCCGTTATCATGTATGCCGGCTCGGCTGAACAGGTAGCAGGCAAGAAAAAGAACTGCACCAACACCCAGACCAATAAGGAAGCGATTATTAAGTGTCCAACTTTTGATTTTTTCATACATGTTATTCCTCCTTACGCAATTTTTACCAATTTTAATCACACTTTCTATATTTATATTATTGATATCATAAAATATTATTCTCTAGATAATTTTCCCGCCATTATTGTCCTCCTTCCTGCAAAAATGTTATAATAATTATATAAAGGTCGTGATTTTATGCTAAATTTCTTAGCTTTAATGATAGCTTTCGGCATGTTACTGTGGTTAATAGCATCCGTTGTAGTTTTCACCGGTGGGTTCGCATATTATTTTTTCAAATATATATTTAAGACCATATCTAAAGAAATGGCCATTGCTAAAGCAAGATCTAATATTAAACCACTAACAATTAACAAAAAACCATTTTTCAAAATTTTATCCGTAATTATCGTTTCGTTTTTGCTTTTTTATATCAGTGAAAATACTACAGACGCTTCTGTTATAGTAGGCTCTATAGTAGGTTTGTTAGCTTTATCTTGTTACTGTTTCTATCAATCCTACAAAAGCTTTCGGCAAAACAAAAAATTATATTGAAATAGCTCCCATTATCGGGAGCTATTTTTTTATGCAATAATTTCAGCATAATCTAGCATATAACCAATATCAATATAATAGCTAATTGGTATATATGATAACTCTGCCATTATTACCTTATTTTGAAATAGTTACTTTTATAAATTTGCGTAATCTGTTACTCCACGTGCAATAGCCTTTGCAATCGCATCTTGTTTATGTTCCAGTAAAATAACATCGTGATCGTTATCAATAAAACCCATTTCGATAAGAATAGCCGGCATATCGGTATTTCTCAGCACAGACAAATTCGGGCGTTCCTTCAACCCACGATCCAGAATATACGGATCAATGCTCTGCTCCGTATCGACCAACTGCTTATGTACACAGGCAGCCAGACGTTCAGCTTCACTGCCAAAGTTAAACACCAATGTTTCAATGCCCCTCGCATAACCATCAAACGCATTGCAGTGCAAACTGACAAATACATCTGCACCCCAGTCGTTAGCATTTTTACAAACATTCGGATATGCCGGAGATTCGCCGTTTAGGTTGTCGCTCTGCAGACGCATTACCTCGCATCCAGCATTTTTCAGATAATACTCAACAAGTTTTCCTACGGCCAATGCTACGTCACATTCTTTTAAACCACTGTTAGGATTCACGGCGCCAGGATCAACACCTGGCATATGTCCTGGATTAATAAATACTTTCATTATTTTTCACGCTCCTTTCAGATTTCAACCTCAATTCTTACAATTTCTTTTTAACAAAAACAATCAATCCACTCATAGCTTCCACGCCAGCATCATTTAAGTTTTCAATAATACTAAGCAGCTCAGTTACAACAAGATATCCAATAACCGTCATAACTGCCCAAGTAGGTTTATCTAAAACTTTCATAACTACATCAACGACAGCTGCAGACAACGCACAAATTAAATAAACACCGATTTTCCCAAGGAAACGGTGTTTCATAACTTCACTTTTTATCTTTTTGGCAGCTCTGGCCTTTTTTATTCCTTTAATAGATTCTAGAATAGTCGGATTTTCAATACCACTATCTTTTAGATGCAGATAGGATATCGATACCCATTTGGTAAAACAATCAATAAATACTAAAAAAGCAAAGCTATAAAACAATATAGCGTGCTTATGCAAAATCATAGCTAACATTGCCGCTATTAAGGCTTTATATGACCAACCTTGTGCTAAAGTTTGAGCAGCTCCAATAGCCGCAAATTTAAAAGATTCCCAGTTCATTTTTGCCTCCTGTTATAATGCTCCTATACAGAAAGGAGCTGTTTTTATGCCTAAAAAAAGAAAACGAATGAAATTACCTAACGGCTTTGGTAGTATTATTTTTTTGCACGGTAGCCGTCGTAGGCCTTGGGCCGTACTTAAAACAATTAACGGTAGATCCAAGTACATCGGTTATTTTCCAACACATGCAGAAGCCTTAATCTTTTTGGCTGATTGCAATAAAGACCCGTCTATTTATCTCCCGTCTTTGATTACTTTCGGTGAAGCCTATCAGCTGGAAATGGCAGAACGTAAAGCTAAGATCGCCAGCGTCACGGTCAAAAATTATGAAGTAATTTTTGGATATTGCAAGCCTCTGCACAATAAGCCTCTTACCAGCCTTAAAGTTGCCGATTTGCAGGCCGTAATAAAAAAACTGTCAGACAAAGGTATTGGCCATGCTACACAGAAAAAAGTACGGCAACTATATCATAATATTTATAACTATGCCGTTAAGTATCAAATCATACCGCCTACTGCAGATATATCACGGTTCGTAGATGTAGATTTGCCGAAAAGAAATAAAATAAAACAGCCATTTAACACGCGCCAGCTCAATCGGGTTAAAGCGCTTGCTGACAGTAATGATCCTCTAGCGCCTTATGCAATGATCGTAATAATGATGTGTTATAGCGGACCAAGGCCAAGCGAATTTTTAGCGGTTGAAAAAAACGATGTCAAATTGCATTCCCGATTTTACCGGATACGAGAAAGTAAAACCGAGGCTGGTAGAAACAGGCTAGTACCTATAAGCAAAAAGGTCGTACAATATTATGACTATTGGTTACAGCGTCCAGGGAAAACTCTTATTACAGACCTGGACGGCAAGCAACTGACATACCACTGCTTTCTGCGCATTTTTGATAAGGTTATGGAAATTACTCGCTGCAAACATAAACCACATGAGTGCCGCCATACTTGCGCTACATGGTTAGATGATAAAGGAGCTAATAAGTTATCTATCAAAAAAATATTAGGCCATGCTACACAGGATATTACTGACGGCACATATACCCACAAAAATATACGCCAACTAAAAAAGGCTATTGATTTACTATAGTGTCAATATGAAAAGCAGTTTTCCAATCATTAACTTTTTGAGGATAAAAGACTGATATATACGCTAAATACATCTGACGAGCCGCTACATCGGCGTTAACACCGCCTGTACACGTCCCAAGTCCGGGGCAGGCAACTATATCTATAATTGGATATTTTTGGGTTTCTAATAGCATTGATCGCATAGCATTATAAATATTATCTGTGCCGATAATTCGTTTTGGTACACGCATTGTCGGCGTATGTGCACAATATGGGTGATTTATATTTCCGGTAGGTACAATAATGCAGCTACCTACCGGCTGTTCTCCAGCCCAAGACTTGCATATTTCACTTTGTACATTGGACATTAAGCTAGTGCCGAAAAAGTTAGAGAGCACTTCATCAAAGCCGCCGTCCATAATTCCAAAGCTATTTGCAGGACTTACAATACAATCAAATTTTTTTATTTCTTGAAAAAGGCATTGTTTGACTTCAACATTTATTTCGTTTTTGAAATATTGTTGCCATTTTTCGCATAAGTCACTGCACCTATCAAATAATATTAGCTTCATATCTATGCCTCCATGTAAGTAATTTGTAATTAATATTTACATCAACACCTTGAAAATCCATTAATAAAGCCGTTAAAACGTAAGTAATTTGTGTGTGATAATTTTAATAATTCAAAACCGTTGTAAAGCCAGTATTTATACGCTTTCTGTTGGCAAATATGGTTTTAGTTGTTCTGCTGTTGTGCAATTAGCAATTTCGGCACTCACTTTTTCAAATCCGCTGTAAGCCGCATATTGCTGCGCTTTTACAAGATTTCCTGCTTCCATCATCTGAGCACGCGTTACCTCTAAAAACGACTTTTTAGACAGATTATTTTTATCTGTATAAACCCTGTACATCGTGATATCGTTTTCCATAAGTGTCAAAGCAACCTGCCAGTTGTTCTGATCATCGTCATTGCAATCGAACCCATAACCGCTGCTGTCTTGTAGCCATACGATAGCATGCTTTTGAGCATCATATTTTTGATATTGGTAGTTTAATGCCTGTTCACGCAGTTCTTCGAGTGTCGGTGGCACATATTCCCTGGCAGCTTTAGCGGCTATATAGGAATCAATAGCAGCGATTTTATCCTCGATGGCTTTAATCGGTTTATCGCAAAAATCACCATTTACGACAGCATGGCTCTGCTGGTCGTCATAGATTACCTCGCTTAATGTTACCTCTCCAGCCTGTAAACTACCGCCATCAATAATAAAGTTATCAAGGCTATCCTTATACATCTTTTCCTCGTTAATTATTAAAACCTCACTGTTCAATATTTGAAAACATTTCATAAGTTATCAATCCTTTCTTATTTTTCTGTCGGAGAACTGCCTGCCCATAACCACAATGTAACGGTTAGTACAAGCGGGAATCACGCGCATACTTTTACTTTTGTAAAAGAATACGACGTGGGTGGTACAGAACCGGGATCTGCTTCATGGCGTTCTAATCAAGGCACAAAAACAACCGAACAAGCTGGTACACATACTCATACCGTAACTATTAGTAACACTGGCTCTAATTATCCACACAATAACCTGCAGCCTTATATATCTGTTTATTGTTGGCGTAGAACAGCATAGTAGCCTGTCGGAGAACTGCCTGAACACGATCATACAGCTACTTGTAATACAGCTGGTGAACATAATCACAGCCTCACTGTTGGTTATGATGTATCAGACGGCACCGGTTGGGGGAAGTATATGCCTGGAACTAATAGAAACCTGCCTACCAGTTCATCAGGAAGTCATGTTCACGCTATTGATATTTCCAACACAGGCAGCAACATTTCGCACAACAATATGCAGCCGTTTTTATCGGTTTACATGTGGTATCGGATTGACTAAAGCGCTGTCGGGGAACTGCCTGCGCATAGCCATGCTGCTAATACGAATAACGTAAATAT